TTCTATTAATTTTTGAGTGTCATATAGTATCGAACCTTCTTTTAACGGAATCCCATCGGAAGAAACTCCATCAATACTTACCGCATTATCTCTAGTACCTCCAACTAGATTACCACCAGGTCCTACATTCTTTCCTTGATTTTCTTTTATTTTAGTAGTCGTCCATGTAAATGAACCATCAGTACCACCTCCATCATAAGTTGTATCAGCACCAGGTCCAAAGAATAATCTTTCATTATTACCTTCATATTCTTCACCTAAAATACCATAACCATTTACCGCGGTTTGTACTTTTTTACCTTCTTCATTTATCGGTAATTCATCAGGTGGGAATACTATATTTCTTGGATCACTTGTAGAATTACCTACGTAAAAATTAGAATTAGGCTTTCTTAATCCAATATTAGATCCGGTTTTTGTGTTATAATACGGGACAAATTTATTGAACGATATATTATCAAATAAAACTGATTTAGAACCCCTACCAGTATTGTCTAATAAAACTTTATTCCTGTAAATTGACAAATCTCTTTCTTCAGCACCTCTTTGTGAGAATAGATTACCAACTCCTTGTATCAACTGACCTACAAGTGACTTTCTTTCTGGATAATTAAATATATCACCATCAATCCACGAGTACGGGGAATATACACCAGTAACTCTACTTATAAAATCTAATCCTTTACCAACCAAACTTTCTGGTTGTGATATATTCCAATTTTTTTCAATAACCGATCTGTTACCTGTTGCAATAGAAAGTATATCAAAAACATCATTATTCGGATCTAATACATTTACTCTACCAATTGTTTCATTTTGTAGTTCTTGTCCAATCCTATATTGGAACTCAGCCTTCAGTTGAGTTGCTGCAATTCTTGCTAGATCGGTATCCTGTGATAATGATCCATCTGATCCAACAGGATCGTCCTCAAATATCAAAGGGAAAATACTGTAAGAAGAAAATACAAAATCATTGAAATAAAATGGTCTTCGTCTTTTAGAGATATCTAAAGGCATCGTGAGTAAAGTATCTATGGTTACTGGTGAACCTAATTTACCATTTTCTGTATCTGGACCATATAGATTATTTACCACTAGAACATTACCTTCCTTTTCTGCAATATCTTCGACTTGTGGACTATCAATAACCGATTCATCCCCTATTACTAATTCACCAGAACCAGGTTTAGACCCATCATTGAAACCGTCATCTCTAAATGGTTTCAAGTTACGACTAATCAGTTTTTTTCTGAAATTTTCTGTTGAGTCAAAAGATAAGGGACTTTCCATTAAATCTATTTTACTATAAATAGATTAATAGACAAAATTATGTCATATCCACCCTAGGATTAAGTATACCCATTCCATATTGTCTTTCATCTCCAGATACTAGACTTACAATACCAGCCATCATATTGGGATCATTCAATAGTGCCTTACCTAATTTTTGAGTATCAATATTGAAATTAGTTACTACATTATCCACTTCTAGGGGAATTTTTCCACTTACATTGAGGTTTACCGATACCGATTGTGGTCCTACTGATGTCTGAGCCATCATAGACTCTAGTCTATCCAGTGGAATTATTGCTTCTGGACCTGCCTCTCCTACAATAGCATTCACTGCTTCCGTGACTAAACCACCCTCAGCCATAGGTGTAGGTACTTCACTTTGTCTTTCATAAACAGGAACATCAAACCGTTCGTAAACACCATTTGTAGCATCTTCTAAGGCATCAGTGAATATACCTAACTCACTACTAGCTTCACCCAAATATATTTCAAAATTATCGAATGCGGTATTCATCAATTCAGAATTTATACCACTAGTAATACCTTCACGAATTAATGAAAACCCTGTGTTGAGTAAATCTTCCAAACTTCCGTCAATAAATTCAGTAGTTGTATTACCAATGTTTACAATAGCGTCTCTATACGCACCAGCCATGTCCTCAAACCCGGTCATGATTTCGTCATTGTTGATTGCTGCAGCTGTTGGTCTGAATAATTGAGATCTAAGTGCCGCATCGATTGATTCTAAAACACCTAATTGTTCTTTAGCCACATCAAGAGGCTCTTTAGCATCATCAATCCTCTGTGATTCTAGTGCATCGAAATAATTAGACCTATCTTCAGCATCCATCATCATGATGTCTTCTATCGACTTCGTAGTATCACCCAATGTAAATTCTAGTCTACCTCCATTGAATTGACCAATGTTGGCTAGGAATTGTTTATCTTCTTCACTAATTTCACTAATACCCTCTAAGAAATTTAGTTTTTGAACCCTTTGTGCTGATCTAGTCGCTTCATTAGCGGCTTCTTCAAAAGATTTACCTAACTCAGGTGCTAATTCTTGAAGTCTCCTTCTGTTTTGTGCACTTATTGTGAAATCACCAGTAATTTCATCGAAAGAGACAAACGAGGCTAATAACTCTTGAGTAGCATCTTGTAGTCCTTCGACATCATTTTGAGCTAAATACATAACATTAAATGCATCATTCAATCCTCCGGCACTTACACCCAGTTGTTGTAAGGTTGTCGAAAATTCGATAGCTCTATTGGGATCTAATAAATCAGTACTTAACTGTAATGTATCATCCATATCCATCCTCAACATCTGTGCTTTAGCCGCCATCTGTGAAAATCCACGAACACCATTTTGAAATCCATAAGCATTTATTCGTGATAGCTTGTCTCCAACTGTAGAAAGAAGGTCGTTTACATTCAACCCATAATTTCTGGACATTTTTTCTATTTCAGAAACATCACCTAACGCTTGAGTAATACCGACTCCAATCGTATCAAATCCTTCTACTATTTTAGCCATCGCTTCTTGCGTTATACCAGCATTCTTAGCTAATATATTGAGGTTAAATATCTGCTCAGAAGTCAGGATAGTATTTCTTTGTAATTGATCGTTTATACTTCTGAATAAATCTAAATTTTCTTTCTGACCTATACCAAATTCTAATGTTCTTTGTGTCGCGTTAGCAAAGTTTTCTTGCATCATTTGGGTTATCTCCCTACCCTGACCTAAACTAGATCTTACTGCATCCGCGGTTTGTTGATTTAAATCAGCAACTTGGTCAATGATATTGAACGGTCCAAATCCCTGTCTTAATCTTTCTTTAATACTTTTAAGTCCTAAATCAGCCAATCTAACACTGTTAGCTGCTTCTTTCATATCACTTGAAAAACTTCCTGAAGATCCACCACCTGGAGTTTGTTGAAACATTTTTAGATTTTACTATAAATATTTAATTACTTTTTTTGTTCATCACTTCGTTTCTTTTTTCTATTTCACCAATCAATTTGTTAATAAAATATTTTCTTTCATATGTAGGCATAACGAGGATATCCGCATATGAAAAACCTACACTTTTAGATAAGTGATAGAATTCATCAAGCATTTGTTGTCTATATTCAGAAGAAAGGCCGAAAAAACTCCACCCCAAAAGTGATCTTAACTTTCACTTGTTCTCCAGACGGGGCGATTACAGTTTGATCCAAATCTAATCTAGGTTCACACTCTAATAGAGTATTTCTAATAAATTTAGAATCCATTATTGGAAGTGAATTGACAAACTTCGAGATTGTCTCATTATCTCTTTGTCCATTAACACTTACAATTTGTTTGATAAGTTTATTTGTGACAATTGGTACCACCATACCAGTTGGATAACTGTTCTCCATCTTTTTTAGATCTTCCATGTCACCCAAATTAAGTAACTTACACTCTACCGTAGAATTAGATTTAGGTAAATTAAATGTAAACAACCCTTCTTCATTAGGTGTGTGTTGAGATGGTTTAATATTAAGTTCATCCAATCTTATAGTTTGTTCAAACTCTTTTTTTGTTTTAGGATCCCTTAGCGTAAATCTATAATCAGGACCAAAAGAAGTATTTCTTAGAAATATGAGAATAGCTTCAGCATCCCCCTCCAATAATTGATGTGGTCTTAGATCAGGTTCATATATTTTGTTACCCAGTAATGTGTGTACTATGTTATCATTACTGTCCGTAGATAGTATAACATTTTCGTCTTGAGCAGTCAGATAACCTACTTTGACTGATTTTTTTTTATTTAGATAGAAAAGTCCACCAGATGGTAAAGATACTACATCGTGTGGTAAGTTAAAATCTTGTTGTCCGTATTGTCTAGAATCATCCATAAAAAAACCATAGGGATTAGACCCTATGGTTAATATATATTATGCCGATAAAAAATAAAGACTATTAGTATACTAAAATACATCTATCTGGTCTGAGTGTTGCCGTGATAGAAGCTAAGTTATCATCTGAATAACCTAAACTATCAAAGTTCACATCAGTTAGGAATGTTCCTTGTAATATCCACTTTTCTACTACAACGCCTGTAGGATCCAACATTTCCAAATCAATATCTTTCTTATATCCAGCTGCGTAACCCATTCTACCAGTAACAGATTCAGCGTGCAATCTTACCCACTCCATAAGTGCTTGTGATGCTGATGGACCAATTGGGTCTCTGAATGTAACATTAATTGTGTTCCATGTAAATCTACCTGCAACGTATGTTGATGTATTCAAAAATGGAATTTCTGTTGGGTTAATCGAAATTTGTGGTCTACTTGTTGACTCTACATACCATGAATTTATACCCAAAGAAGAAGGGAAAGACATGATAAACCGATTTTTCCGTTTTGGTTCATACGGTATCGGCATTTTCATTAATAAATCGGCCATTATTATTAGTTCTTTTGTTGTTTATTTACTATAAATATCAAATTATAAAAAATTTTTCTATTTACTTTTATTTTTCAGTTTGTATTAATCTATTAATTATATAATATATTAAACTTTTAATTTATCTCCTCCTTTTGTTAGATACATAGATACTTCATCTGGATATTCTTTATCTACAAATTGCTTAAGTTTTTCTATATTTCCTGGATCGTCATCTGAAAATCCAATAAAAGGTACAAAATTATTATTTACATCATTTTTGAAGTAAGCCTTTTTACCTAATTCTTGACTTAACTCTTTAACATAAATTATGAATTCTCTTAAGGCTTTAATTTTTCCTTCTTCGGGGTTAGAAGCGTTTCCTTCACCATAAGTTACTGGATAATATTTACATAAATCTAAATAATTTTTAAGTAACTCAACATCATTTGTTTTTTCACCAGACAACTCTCTATATCTTTTGAGATTTTCAATCAATAGATTAGAATCTAGACCATTATGTTTACTTATTATCATATTAAATATAGATTCTCTAAGTACACTTGGTGTGTGTCCTCTAGCAGTTATTATTGCAAAAATAGATCCTCCGTTGATACATTCGACAAAATCATTCCATGATGGTCCCGGTTTTGCTAAAAGACTGTCTACAATAAATTGTTTATCCCCTTCTACCCTAAAATTTCTATAGGGATTGTCGGCGTAACCAACTATAGTATCTCCTTCATATTCGAATTCTTCCTTACCTATCACACCTCTATACTCCGCAAAATCTTCTGTAGACATTCCTACTTCTCCACCGTCACTAGATTTGAGAATTATTTTTGTTGGCATAACAACAATATTGTCATCCCAGTCGAATGCATAATATTTAAGATCGGGTGTACCTTCTTCTGATATACCTTCAACAATTTTTAAAGATATTATTTTTTTTGAACTCATTTAGTTAAATTACTAATTAATCTTTCAAACTGATCCTCAGAAAGGATTATATTTTGAGGGTTCTTCGAATACGTTTGTTTTTCTGTTTTTTCAATACTCAAAGACTCTTTGATTGTTTTCTTTTTGAATTTCATTTTATTTTTTTTGTTAAATTTATAAAAGGCTAAAATGAGGGAGAATAAATCTCCCTCATTCGATAAATATTACACATCTTCAAAAGATGCCCCTGTTGGGGTAATCAAGAATTCAATGTCGATAAATTCAAGTGCTCTGGTAGGTTTCAAATAAATTTTACCTGTTAATGTGTTCGAGTCTAGGTCTTCCGGTGTGTTCGAAACAACGACTCTAAAGTCTGTTAAACCTCTGTCTCTTCTAATACCGTCTAGGATAGGATTAACTGAATCTAAGAATTGTTGTCTTACTTGGTCGTCATTTTGTTCAAATAATAATCTGACTGCAACTGCTGAAATTAATTTTCTTGCTTGTAATAAAAGTCTTCTAACATTAATTCTATCTAATGCTGACTCTTTAACCTGAAGTGTTTTATTACCCCAAATTACAGTACCTACATCTGAGAAAGTTGCAATAGGATTCAATCTACCTTTGTACAAGGTATCTCTATCTTCTTGTGTTAGCTTTTTTCTTGCTTTAACAGAATTTATAAGACCTCTAGTGTAACCAGCAGATGCAAACCATGGGAAAGCAATATTATCTGTGAGAGCTAAGTTTCTTACAACTTCAGCAGTTGGTGGTATATAAATTTGTGTATTATTAGCTGCGTCCCTAATCAAAATCCATGGGTAATAAGTTGCTGTATAGTTAGAATCGATATCAGTCTCTTCTAAGTTGTCAACCGCTTCCTCTGGATATATAAACTGAGTATTGAAATCATTTGTATTCGACACGAACATATTGTAATCAGGAGTAGTACAGATATAAATCGAGTCTGCCCTATCTTGTTCAATCATTTCAATAGCTTCTTCAACTAGATTAGAGTTATTTACATAGTCAATACCTGCGGTACTGAACACATTTATATTTACACTTTCAGGATTTGCAAAGGTGGTTTGTCCCCATAGATATGCGTAATAATCAGTAGTTGCCCACCTTTGTTTATCTGGTCCTGTATATGGTTTAAACGCACCCCACCCTTCAGAATTTGGATAAGTAGGGTCATCGGCACCTTTTAGGTATCCAGCAGCTCCTAATTGGAATCTGTCACTATTCGTTCTATATTCTCTGTATATATCCCAACCATCGAAACCTCCGCTAGGAAGTAATGTGAACTTTCT